TTGTTCTGCTTCGCAGAATTCGATGCCACTATCGAATAGTGTATCTACTGCTTCAACTACTGAGTGCTTTGTATCAGTAGCCTCTACTGCGATTACCTTGCGAGCGTTACTAGTTTTCGCACTAGTCTTGCTCGCCATTGTGACTCGCTTTCGCTTGTCACTCGTTGCGCTATTCGCTTATCAATCTGCCACTAGCAGTAAAGCATACTCATGCGTCAAAGTCAACTACCAATCTCGACAATTTTCAGTGTTCACCACGACTACTAAGCGTAGCGTTACTACTGCGCTAGCGCCCGTTCACGATTGCACTATATACAGTGCACACTATCGAACTACTGCCAGCGCTTGTGCTCATGCTCCACCACACAATTACTACTAACTTGATCAACTTGATTGACACCCTATGTTTAACTTGCTACTATCACGCACGCATGGGGTAGGTCAAGGTCTGATCCAAACTTCCGCCAAAGGGTTCGCCATTTGCTAGTCTGTAGATATGCCGATCCCTAAATACACCCCAGGCACCAAATTGAACCCGCAAGTCAGGTCGTGGTTCTACAGTGAAGTACGCAAAGGCAGGAACCCTTACCGAGTTGGGGAACAGTTAGGGGTGTCGAGGACTACCGTTCGTAGGATGATGCGAGCAGCCAGGGGCATGTATGACCTGGAAAACGCATCCCCTGTGGAAGTAGCCGCCCTGCTCGCCGGCAATGAGCCGCCCAATGCTGAGGTGAAGACCGGGTCGCCTGGTATCCCCGACCCGATTATGAAATTGGATGATTTGCCTAACGACCGGGCTAGAGAGGCCTACCATAACTTCGGCTATTTTCGCATCAGGTACTTTGGTAGGCGACATATCTTGTGGCAGATCGAGATGGCCCAGATTCTCATGGGCTGGCTAGAACTAGGTAGGAAGGCTTTCGAGGCTGGTTCAGAGATAGCCGTAGGGGACACAATCAAGGGGATCGTTAACACGCCGCCGGGAGGCGGGAAGACTACTACTATTACGCACGACTTCCCGGCGTGGTTGATCTGCCGCAATCGTGATATCCGTATCGCTCTAGGGGCTAGGACTAGTCCACAGTCAGAGAAGTATGTCCGCAGACTTAGGAACACTCTAGAGCGCAACACCCTGCTCAATATGGAGTTCGGTAGATTCAAGCCGGAAGAGACCGAACTGTGGAGGCGTAACGAGTTCATTGTGGACGGAGTGACCGGTCACGCTGCTACTTTGCCTTACAAGTTGTCATTAGCCGGCTTTGACCCTGATGATCCACGAGTCATGGAGAAGGTGAGAGACCCAGAAGATCACATCCATGAGATTCTGGAGTCTCTAGATGCGGTATTCATGATCGGTGAGAAAGAGCCAACGGTATCCGCCCTCAGTCAGGAGATGGGTTTCCTCGGTGGTAGGTACGACCTGAATATCTGGGACGACCTCTGTGATAAGAACAACAGCCGCACTCCAGAACAGAGAGAGGCTCTTGTTGAGTGGTGGTTCGCTGAAGCGGAATCTAGGTGCGAGCCGGGGGGTCTGGTCGCTCTAGTTGGAACCAGATTCGGTAAGTACGATCTGTACCATCACTGTAAGGAGTTGACTTACCAGACTGAGGAGGATGTAGATGAGGCTCTGCTTTCGGCGGCTTCTGGAACAATGTCCATGGAGCAGATTCAAGAGATTCGTGAGGACCTTGAGCGAGAGTTGGTCGACGCCGGGAAGCCTTACGGAGAGTTGCTCACTCCTGGTGAGACCACTTTGCGCCGTTCGAGGCCTATCTATTTCTACCATCGTTTCCCCGCCCACGACGACAAGAAATGTCCGAACCCCGCTTCCCTACGCAATAGGGACCATGTCCACTGTATCTTAGACCCACAGAGGTTCAATTATCAGTACCTGTTGAAGCAGAGGTCGGCTAACGCTCGTAAGTACGAGTTGACCTACCAGCAATTGGATGAGCAGACCGAGGAGAACCTCGTCCAGACTATCTGGCTTACCGGGGGTCAAGATCGTGATGGGTTCATCTGCCCTGGGTGCTACGACTACTCTAGGCGCCTCATACAGATTCCTGGTCATTTGGATCCTCGCAAGTGTGTGTCGGTAGCAACCGTAGACCCGTCAGCCCAGAACTGGTGGTCAATCCAGTGGTGGCTGTGGGACAGTGAGACAGATACAGACTACCTGATTAACTTGCTACGGGCTCGAATCTCCGCCGGGGCTTTTCTGGATTACGATATGAAGGATCATGTATTTACCGGGGTGCAGGATCAATGGCAGAGGCTATCGTCTGATCTTGGCTGGCCTATCAAACTGTGGATCATTGAGCAGTCAGCCGCCCAGCGATACTTGTTCCAGCATAGGTGGGTAGGTGAATGGATGAAGGTCAGGTCTACATCTATCCTGGGCCATGAGACCTACAAGAACAAAGCCGATCCGGACTATGGGGTAGAGACTCTTGGGCCTAGATACAGACGAGGAGCAGTAAGCCTGCCGTTCGATCAGAGCGATCCAAAGACTAGGGTGGTGGTGGGGGAATTCGTCAAGGAGTTGACTGAGTGGCCGGACGGCATGACAGAGGATATGGTGATGGGTCATTGGTTCCATCACTTTAGGAGGGCTACTTATACTGACTCATTGAGGGTAAAGAACCCAGGCACTTTGGACGCTCATCCAATGGGGCAGATTCCGGATTACCTGGTAAGTGATTATCCGTTGGAGATGATTCATACGGATGAGGGTAAGAGGCTTTCCCATAGAGAGCGCAGGGCATTGAACCTTCACCATGAACAGTGATAGAATCGAGCGGAGTTAGGACTAGACAAGGGCTATCAAATGATTCCTATTGAGGACATCCTAGCCAAGCGTCAACAGTACCAGACCTATTGGCGCGAGGCTCATGGCAGGTTTGATGAGTTAATGGATGCTTATCATGGTCACTTTCAGAAGATGTGGCCAAGTGAGTTCAGACGCGGTGAGGCACCTAAGATCGCTAACTGGATTAAACTTGGGTGGGATCGTTACGCTACTATGGTTGGCAAGTTGCCAACGAACCATGTTCGTCCACATGGAAAGCGTCGTCGTAGCCAGAAAGAGGCAGATCAGGTAGAGCAGGTCCTGAGTTACTACGATGAGTCATCCAACCTTCAGGTGTTGATGAAATGGTACGCTTTCTACTTGGTCGGTTTTGGGGCTTCTTGTATTGGGGTGCTGCCAGACGGTCTGCTAGAAGGGCCCCGGTATTTCATAAAGGACCCAAGATCGGTACTGCCTACACCTGGATCGGGATCACTCTCTACTACCTCGGCACAATATGGCAATGCTACCGCGGCCATAATGTCGCCTCTCTCCCTGAGGGATGTAATCTTCAATGAGGTAGTTACTTCTGGTTACCTTCTAGACCATTTCGCCGACCGCGAAGATGCCGTGATGGGTGCTATCAACGGTGATGATCCGTCTACCCCGCAGACCATGGTTACTTACCTCAGCAAGAATGAGTGGTCTGTTCTGGTGAACAACAAACGGATCCTCTCTGTGGAGCACGATCTAGGATTTGTACCGGTGAGATTCACCACAATGTTCGTTCCAGATCAGTTGGGTGGGCAAAGTCACTTTGAGCAGAATCTCGGTCTGGTGCTAGCCTACTTGAGGGTCTTGAATCAGAAGTTGGTCTATAACGGCAACATCGTTTGGCCATGGTTGGTGAAGCGAGGTGTCGGTGATGTTAACCCGAATACCCGTATCATCGAGTTGCTGGACGCTAATGCCGACGCTAAGTTCCTTTCCCCACCTGCTGAACTTCAGACTGAACGGGATTTGGAAACTCTTGATCGCCTGATTCGAGTGATGAACCACGATACGGAATCAATGCAGGGTGAAGCGCCAGGCTCAATCGTCACTGGTAGGTCTGTGATCGAATTGAATAGGGATGTCCGGACACAGGTAAGCAACTATTGGGAGGTGATGAAGCCAGACTTGGAATTCATTAAGTCGGCCGCCCTTACCATAGATGAACAACTGTACGGAGGGGTTGAAAAGAGTATCTACGGCCGAGTGAAGGGCGAGCCGTTTGAGGCCACTTATGTCCCTAAGGAGGCTATCAACGGTAACCATGCGGTAGAAATCGATTTCGGTATTGGAGTAGGCGGCTTCGATGGCTTTGTGGAACTAATGCAGTTCGCCGCTCAGGGCTATGCCGACGAGCAAACCGTGATGGAGCACGCTCCGTGGGTGCGTTCAGTATCGGAGACCCGGCGGAAGACTCTAATGGACAGGCTGGAGAAGTTGCTTCTGGAGATGGTTGCTGGTGGAGCGGAAGTGACTCTGGTAAACCATATCGCTTCGTGGCATGATGCCATAGATAGCGGTAAAGACCCATGGAGGTGGATCCAAAAGAATCCATTCCCGCCGCCCCAGCCGATGGGGGTGCCGGGTATGGAAGAAGCCATGGGGGGCGCTATGCCGCCTGGTCCGGGCGGGATTCCCGCTCCTCCCCCGGGTAATCAGGAGCAGCCCCCCATGGTCGAAACGCCTAACCCACGCCAACTTCTAGAGATGTTGGCCGGAGCACCGAGAGGTAGATAATGGCTATTCGTAAAGGTACCGAAGGATCTAAGGAAGAAGGTGGGGCTAAGGTCTCTAAGGGAGACGGTGGCAATATCCGTAACATCAAGAACTATGGTGCTCCGGATAGAGTGGTAAGGGGCCCAGATAGCCCAGACGCCACTAAGGTTGGCCTGAAGAAATGACTTCTAAAGGTCGGGGAGGGCCTAGAGTACCGGACGGTAAGCCGAGACCGGACCCTGTACCGTACTCTAGTGGCCCAAACAGAACCGATCTGTCTGCTCTACCGGGTACGCCTGGTACACCTCTGCCGAATACAATGTCTCCCAACATCCCACACGGTGAGGAGACCGCTGTAAAGAGGGCTTTGGCAGACATTCCACTTGAATCATTCCAACCCGGTCAGGGTGGAGGTCTTATGTCTCCATCTGCTTACCCCAATGAACCGCTAACAGCGGGGATTGATATGGGAGCAGGCCCCGGGTCTGAAAGTCTAATCCCAACAGAGGATCAACTAGGCAATCAACTGGCCGCTAAGGAGATGAGATACGCTTATCCCATCATTATGAGGCTCGCTTCTTTGCCCAATGCCACCTCGCAGACCAAGATTCTGGCTCAGAGATTGAGAGCCATGTTGCCAGTTGACGCTAGACGGATGCCACTGGTGCCACAAGAACTAGAAGCCAAGATTCGGGCTCAGGAGACTAGTCGTGGGATTCAATGAATGGCTGGGTAAGTTAGGACGGGGCATGGGTAATTTGGCCATGGTGCCCATTGGTCTTCCATGGGACTTGGCCAGATCGTTCACTGATAGGAACTTCACCACAGGGGATGCTTTTGGCAACCTGTGGGGTAGAGTTGGTACGGGCTTTAGTGAGTTGGGGTCCGCTTTCTATCTTGATAAAGGCCTTGAAGCCACCGGTCTTGGTGACGGCCTAATGTGGACCTTCAAGGAACTGAATAAGTTGTACGACCACGAATATCAGGTCCATGAGGGCTCTGCTGGGCTATATGGTGCT